TCATCTATTTTTCTTTCTTCTGCTGCACTTGTTCATGGGCTTCCTGCTGAACATCAGCCCAGCGGAAAAGCCATACTTGAAGTGACTTTCACTTTCTTCACATTGGGCGATTGCTGTCTGCGCCCGGAGTTCCTGCACCAGCTCATAGTCCTCTTTGCTGAGCCGCTGGGACAACTGCTCCATGAGCTTTTCACAGGCTATGACTGCCTTTCGGTATTCCGGTGATGTAGGTACAACTGTCTCGCAGGGATAAAACTCCCCATTATACATGGCTTCCAAAATCATAGCTTTACCTCTCTCAACAGTAGATTAGTTCCGTCTTGATGATTTCCTCTGCCCGGCAGCGGATGGAGTTCATTGACTGCACCCATAACATCTGATTTTCCGCTTTCATGGCTTCGGTCACGCCCTCGGCTTTCATCATCTGCCGGATAATCAAGTCCAGCCTGTCTGCCGCCTGCTCGTTCAGATCGGCAACGACGGTGTGGAGCCTGCCGGACAAAATTAGCTCGTTGTAAAGCATGGGACGGTGCAATTTCAGATAGGACTGGCGCAAGCGTCCCCAATGCCCAATAGGTCGGCGTTCCTCCGGCAGCTTCAAGTCCGGCACATAGTAGTCGCCCACCAACACATAGTCCATACCGTTCTCATGGATTCTCGGTTTCAACTCTTTCATAAAATCACGCTCCCTTTCTCGGTCCCAGCTGCGGCAAACTGCTCACCGGGATAAATACCCCTCTGGCAATATCCTCGGTGCGGATTGCCTGTTTTCTGGCTTCAATCTCCGCTTTTTTCTTGGCTTTCGTGCGCTCCTCATACTCTTTCTGTTTACCATTGGCTTTCCGCTTCAAGTAGTTCTGGTGGAGCCTGTCCTTGCGTTCCTCACGCTTGCGGATTTCCTCTAATTCCTCCGGGGTAAGCTCCACTTCGCCAAACGCAGGGGGAACGAAACGACCCACGAAATTGAAGTAAATCTCGACCTCCTGTGTGGTCTGAATATTCCATAAATTTTTCTGTGATACTGTGCAGTTCATCCTCGAAGCAAAAATGAATTTCAATCTCTGTTTTGCTATGAACATCTATGTGGTCGATCAGTTCCACCACGACCCTACGTTCGAGCGTTTTGATATGTTCGTATCTCAACAAGAGCTTCCACAGCCAGATCCTGATATGTATAGTACGGAACATTTGCTTTACCAAAGCATCCGACCTGCAGAATAACTGCATCCTCATCAACATTCTTTTCTTTACGGCTAAAATTCTTTCGCAAAAAAGATGACATAAAAGGATTACAGAATCCAGGCTTATGAAAATCTATTTTTCCATTCCGTATTTCAGCATTGCTTACTTTGATTATCAGCTTTTCCAGATCGCTCAGCGTCATATCCATTTCTTCAACTTTTACAAGTTTTTTCAACGCTGTAAGCAATGAAAGTGATGTTCCCGACCATGAGTTTGCACGGTTCTTTGACCATCTACAAGCGTATACTATCTTATCTACTTTTTCTTCCACTTACCTAACCTCTCAATGATACTCTTACTCATTATTCATCAAAATAATTCTCGTAAGAATAGTTTTCCACTTCGTAACCAGATGTTTGCAACCGCTTTCTCAAAAGATCCCGTGTATCTCCTATCACTTTAGCCGGATTTCCACCGACAATCGCATAAGGTGGAACATCTTTGGTTACAACTGCTCCAGCAGCTACCACCGCATCATGCCCAATCACAAGATCATATAAAATAATGGCATTTGCGCCAATCATCACATTATCCTCTACTGTAATGTAACCGCCATAAGATAAGATCTCCGGGCCTTTATATTTAGGGTTTCCATTCCACATACGGTGGATAATATCGTGTTCAAAAAAACTTACATTTGTGGCAACATTCACATTGTTACCAATGGAAATTCTCCATGGACGGTTTGGCATATTCAAAGTATGCCAGTACCCCCCCCCCACCATAATTTTTGAACAACCTAGAATTGCGTAAAACCTGTGCTTTTTTCTCGTGCATCCCCAGTATTCCCAGTACACGAAGCTGAACCATAACGACTTTTCGTTTCAAACCGCGTTTATCCATTGTATTCATTTCCTTTCCCTATTGATCACCGTTTCAGCACTCGCTTGAGCACTCTTTGAATCGTTCCAAGTTTATATCGTATCACACGCGGCGTTCCGTACTTTTTCATTGCAGCCACATAGCCATTACGTTTGTATTCTTCACGGAATCCCCGACTTGTATCATTCCACTCAAATGCTTTTTGGAAACTAATTCCCCCTGTAAAGGCTTCTTCTGCTGGATGCTTTTTTATCACAATACTGTCATCCAGGAACTGCATCAGTTCATTTCCCTTTGTATTATTGGGAATCATCAAAGTACATAAGTTCTTCTTCAGCAGCGATGTTTCATGCTCAAGCCCAAGGAAATCACCCAAGGTCAAATCGCCCACTCGCTCTTTCCGAGGGTAGTTGCAGGTATGGCAGCTTGCTCTTAAAGAGAACCCACTATAAAATCCTGTCAGGTATTCATTTTTTCCGCGTGGAGCGGCATACTCTTTTGTTCCGTTCTTCCACAAACAAAGCCAATAGTCTTCTGTTGAACTCACACCGCGAAATGTTATGTTCGTCAAATTATTTTTGTCTTTATGGTCAGACGATACACACCAATAGTGACTGCCTTTTCCTTGTCCTCATCAAATTCGTTCTCTGCATCATATCCATAGTAGTCCGCCAGCTTCAGAACTCGGTCTGCAATAAAGTCCTTACGAGTACGATTGGATTCCACGATTGCTTCAATCAGGTTCTCCGGCACATCGGCATAGTTTGCCAGCAGTTGCTTGGTGTCCTTGGGCAGGCAATACCCGCCGTAGCCGAAGGACGGATTGTTGTAGTGACTACCGATACGCGGATCAAGGCAGACACCGTCAATGATCTGCTGGGTGTTCAGACCCTTACTTTCTGCGTAGGTATCCAGCTCATTGAAGTAAGCAACGCGCAGAGCCAGATAGGTATTGGCGAACAGCTTGACTGCCTCAGCCTCGGTGAAGCCCATGAACAGGGTATCGATGTTCTCCTTGATAGCACCTTCCTGCAGCAGACCGGCAAACTCATGTGCTGCCTCTACCAGACGCTTATCGTTCAGATCAGTGCCAACGATGATACGGGAAGGATACAGATTGTCATACAAAGCCTTGGATTCACGCAGGAATTCCGGGCTGAAGATAATATTCTTGCTGTTGAACTTCTCACGAACAGAAGCGGTGTAACCAACAGGAATCGTGGACTTGATGACCATGATAGCGTTCGGGTTATACTCCATGACCAGCTTGATCACCGCCTCAACAGCAGATGTGTCGAAGTGCTGGGTGTGGCTATCGTAGTTGGTCGGGGCCGCAATAACAACAAAGTCCGCATCAGAGTATGCAGCCTTTGCATCCAGTGTTGCGGTCAGATCCAGATCTTTTTCTGCCAGATATTTTTCGATATAGTCATCCTGAATCGGGGATTTCTTATTGTTAATCATATCGACCTTAGCCTGCACAATATCGACTGCAACCACCTGATGGTGCTGCGCGAACAGCACTCCCAACGAAAGACCTACATATCCCCCTGATGTCAAGATAGGGACAACAATTTTTTCAAAAAAAGCAAAAAATAAGCCGCATAAAGTTTCCCATTGGGTTAAAACCATTGGGAAGCCCTATGCGGCTTATTCGTACTTATTTTAATTATTAGACAATTTCAAATTCAATATCATGAACTTTCGGTTCAATATATTCCGAACACATCAGTGAAACGCTTACTTTGAATTTTCCTTTTCTATCCGGAACAATATATATCCCATCAAACTCGGTATCATCTTTATGTGGCAACTGATTGCATTCAGCAAATATTGAGTTATCTCGTATAGATATTGATTCAAACACAGAAGAATTGGAGTTGTTAAAAATTGCCGGGTCTATAATCGGCAAGCTTCGAGCTGAGTAGAATGGCTGCATTCCGTCCATACTATTTTTCAACAAGCCATATACTGGATTTAAGTCGCTCATAAAACGTTCCTCTGCCTTTTCAATAGGATTCGGTGGAAGTTTTGGTGCTTTCGGCTCCTTCATTTTTTCGATATCATCAATGTCATATACAAAAATATCTTTTGGAAATACGATTGAGATTCTAATGTCGGTTGCTTTCGCTGTTCCCTTATTAAGCACTCTTAGCTTGAGCGCAACACCACCGTTTGTTATTGTCTTATATACGCTCATCTTGTGTGCATCCAAAACCGTCACTCCATCAACAGTCACTTTCCCCTGCTTCAAGAACTCATAGTAATCATCATCCAAAAGGATTGCAGACAAGCTAGATATGTCCTCATCCATTGGCAGCGGTGTCAATACTGCATCATCTGGAAGTTGAATTGCATCCAGTTTTCTAGTGAACAGTTCGATCATCGCTGGATAACGGTTTGACATCGGGTGACTGAACCGATAAAACTGCGGCATACCAGAGCTTTTATTACAATGTTCGTATCCAGCCTGTTTTACATAGTCCCAGAATTTTCTTCCAAAAGCCGCATCCACGGCTTCAATAATTAGAACAAGGTCAATGTCTTTTGTTGCACGGAAGTCTAAGCCTTCTTCCGTCATCAAGATGTCACACGCAGTTCCACCGATAATTGCATACTGGCTTTCGTTACCCTTGAACCATTCCTTAAAGCTTTCAATCCCTGTTACCATCTATCTTCCTCCACAGATTATTTAACATTTCTTCTACTGCTTCTTCTACCCGTTCATCTGCATCTTCCTTGAGCGATAATGCTAGAGAAAGTCCATCGACCATTTTTTCCTTCGATAATTTTCGTGGGTCATATCTCCACATTTCAACAGTCACCTGTGAATTTGAGTCCTGTAAATCCTTGGTCATGCAGTAATTCCACTGAGATACTTTTTCTGAAGCATAGCACCGAACACTAGGCGCATTGAGCATCGAATACTCCGCCAATGCGGAATATCCGCTCTCCAACAATTCAGTCTTTACTTCCTCGCATGGAACATAGACCGTCCTTTTCACAGGATTGAGCAGAACTTTCTCTGCTTTGTAAAACAACTCTTTGGCGGAGTTTTCCGAAAACAGTATCTTCTGCACTCCAATTTTTCTTGATCGCAGAAATCCCATTCCTTCAAGTTGTTTAGAAGCTCTGGAAATAGATGTTGGTGTCAAATCCAAATCTTTTGCAGCTTGACTTGTGGACAGCTCCTTTGCTCCCTCATAAATAAAATAAAGCAACAGCATCTGTGCCGATGGCAAGATTTCTTCTCTGTCACTCTTTTCTGCATCACAGCGTTCCTGCAAATATGCTGCCATAAAGGGCAGATAAATTTGCTTTCCATCCACAATAAATGCTATTTTCTCTCGAAGCAAATACTCTTTCTGCCGTGCAGTGATCTGTTCCAATACTAAAATCACAGGACAATCCGCAACCTTTTTCACACGTTCCAGATGCTTTTTTAATGTTTCCACCTGCTCCAATTCGGTTTTAGGATACAAAAAAACGGTTTTTTGACCATTCAGAGATACTTTCTGTGAATCATACCTTGTACTGATGAAGTTTGGCAAATGCTCTAAAGCTTTATTTTCATATAGCACTTCAATTCCTAAAACCCGCTTAAGGTATTCCACTCTATCGCCTCCATTCATAACTCTTTTTCTGTATTATAACTCATTTTAAGTTAAGATACAATATCAAAGTTATGATTATCCAAATCCAACTATTGAGACACCAATATTTTCCAAGCAATTTTGCTTTCATTTCACTTCTTGATACCCCTCCCGTGCCGTGCTATACTATTATCAAATCAAATATTGAGGGAGTGCATTGTCATGAGCAAAAAGCTTGTTGCCTATTTTTCTGCCAGCGGCATTACCGCAAAAGTTGCCGAAGATTTAGCAGATGCCATCGGTGCAGACATTTTTGAAATCCGTCCCGAAGTCCCTTACACAAAAGCCGATCTGAACTGGATGGATAAGAAATCCCGCAGCACTATTGAAATGAGCAATCCCGATTTCCGCCCTGCCATCGCCGTCAAACGCGACAACATGGATGAATACGATACGATTTTTGTCGGATTTCCTATCTGGTGGTACGTTGCCCCTACAATCATCAATACATTTCTGGAAAGCTATGACCTAAAGAATAAAACCATTATTCCATTCGCCACTTCCGGTAGCAGCGATATGGGCAAGACCAATGAAAAGCTTGCTCCTAGCTGCCCTGGTTCCAAGCTCCTACATGGAAAGGTATTTAACGCTTCCTCAACCAAAGCCGATTTGTCCGCATGGGTAGATAGTTTAAATTTCTAAAGAGGAAATACCATGAACATCTTTGAAGAAAAGACCGACAGCGAACTGCTTTCCTATTTTTCTGATTATCAAAAGCTGTGTTCCCTTGACAAATATACTGGATTTCAAAATCCAGACTTTACGGCTATTCTTAAATCCTATCGGGAGAAGTTCGGCCCTATTGGTGAAGGAGTCCTTGGTCACGACTTCTTTGAAGCTGTTTTCCATCGTTGGGAAAAGACCGTACATAACGACTAATCTCCATTCCTACGGAATGAAATGCCCGCCTGATCGAGAAGATTTGCGAATCCTCTCAACCAGACGGGCATTCTTTTTTGCTCACCTCGCTGTTTCTATGCGGTTATGCACCATACTTTTCCAATGCTCTCCGAATCACATCCTCACAGTTAAACTCAACTTTCATCGTCTGATCGTCATATAGATAAACCATGCTGACAAAAGCATCCACACATTCCTTGGTCAGACCTCCTATGTATGTTTTTTGACTTGCCTGCTTTGTCAGGTTGCGGATTTCCTCATCCAGTTCATCTGCGGTTTCCTGCTCTTCCTCTTCTATACGAATCTTCTCTTGCAAATCTGCCAGCTTTTCCCCCAGTCCTTTCTTCTTTTCCAGATATTCATTGCGGGTCAGAATCCCATCTGCATACGATTCATAGAGTTTAATTTGCTCTGCCCGAATCATTTCTGCCTGCTTTTTCAAATCATCAACATCTACACACTGCAAGGTTATGGATTTTTTCTCCTGCATTCCCTGATTCACAACTTCCAATGCTGTAAATACCGTTTTTATAGCGCGGGCAACTCTTGAATTGACCGCCTGCTCTCTGTAATAGCCCGAATAGCAGTGTGAGAATTTTCCTACTGACCTTTTGTGACCGCAGCAGAATACCATTTCGCCATACTGCTTCTCATGCCGGAGCTGCCTCCGGCAGTTTCCACAGCATATTTTGCCTTTCAGAGCAAAATCATCTTCGGTTTTGTACTGGATCGGAGCAACATTGCGGATTGCCTTCTGTGCCTGATAATACTCATCTTTTGTAACGATTGCTTCATGAGTGTTCTCTGTAATAATCCATTTATCTTCCGGCAAGGTGCGGAATGCCGTGGTATTCACATCAAGCTTCTGCCTTCTACCCATCACCAAAGCCCCGGTATATTCATACCGCCGCAGCACCCTCCAGACGATTCCTGGATTCCAAAGTATTTCACTCTCCGGGGCTATAATTGCATTGCCGCCTACTACGGTATTTTTCCGTTTAGAGTACAATCCCGGTGTCGGCAAGCCCAATTCATTCATGGCATAGGCAATCTGCGTTGTATTGCGTCCAGATAATGCCAAATCAAACACCTTTCGGACGCAGGCCGCCGCTTCTGGGTCAATCGCCCATCGCTGATTGCCTTTTCCGTTCCAGACGTAACCAAACGGTACATTAACGGATGTAGCTTTTCCACTTTTCCAGTTCACTTCCAATGCCGCACGAACCTTTTTTCCAATGTCACGGCTATACAGATTATTCACCAGATTGCTGACTGCAACTTCGATGCCCGGAGTGCCGTTGTTCAGCTTCATGCTGTCAAAGGCATTGTTCACCGCTATAAAGCGGACACCCATCAATGGAAAAATCTGCTCAATGTAATCGCCCACGCCAATATAATCACGCCCTAACCGGGACAAATCTTTGACTACTATGGTCTTTATCTCCCCTTGCTTCAGGTCAATAATCATTTTCTGAAACGCCGGACGATTGAAATTCGTTCCAGTATAACCATCATCTACATACTCCACAATTTCGCCTGAGAGATCATTCTGCTTTTCAATATAGGAATGGAGCAAAAGCCGCTGGTTTTCAATGCTATTGCTCTCGTCCTTGCTTCCCTTTTTCAAATCTCCATCTGACAGAGATAATCGAAGATAAATCGCAATCTTATTATTCATTCTGCACCTCCGCCACAAATGCCAGAACCTCTTGATACGGGTCACTGCACTTAAACTCGATCTCTACCGAATTGTCGATGCCCACATAGATTTTCTTGATAAGTTCATGTACCAGTTCTTCATCAAATTCCTTCTGATTCAGAATAGCCCGCATCCGTTCCATCTGTTCATCGCAAATTCTCATTCTCTTTTCAAGTTCCAATGACCGCTGCCGCTGCTTTTGCAGTTCATGTTCCAGCCGCTGCTTTTCGGCAATATAATGTTCTTTTAACTGACTGTACTCTTCTTCATCCAGAATCTCTGCCTTATAGTCCTCATATAAGCGCAGCCGCCGTTCTTCGGTTTCCTGAATCCGAAATGCAATCGAGTTTTCCTTCACCTTGATAGAACGGGTGGAATCCAGAGCACCGTTGTTCAGCATTTCTTTTACCATCTTTTCTTCTTCGCACATGGTAGAAACCAGATGATGAATCTGCTTCATCGCTACCATCATAAGCATTTTTTCTGGCACAGTATGATAGGAACATGGTGTTGTCCCCTTCTTTCTCTTGCACTGAAATACTCCGAAATAGCTTTCCTCTTCCGTTTTATGCACCTGACGCACAAATGTCATGTTGCGCCGACAACAGCCGCAAAACACCATGCCTGCAAAGTGATTCCTACACTCTGCCCGCACCTGCTCTGAACGAGCCATTGCATTATTGCGTTTTTCCTTGTTCCGGTTTCTTTTTTCCTGCACGATTTCAAAATCGGACTTCAAGATAATTGCCTCATGAGCATTTTCCACAATATGCCATTCTTCCTTATCTACCGGGTGCAGCCCAATTCCTTTATAAGAGGCAGTCCGGGTTTTTCCCGTTACCAAATTTCCGATATATACCTGACTATCCAGAATACGGAGAACAGAACTGGAATGCCATTTATTAAAAGTCGTATCATGTCCCTCGTGCAGTCTACGATTCAGATGTTCATTCGGACGAGGCACTTCCAGAAATTCCAACCTCCGAGCAATCTCATTCGTACTCAGACCCATGAGATACCACTGATAAATCAGCTTCACATACTTTGCTTCATCTGCCACTTCATACTGGCTTTTCTGTTCATTCATGCGATAGCCATACGGCACACACCATGAAGTAGGGATTCCTTTTTCCCTACGCATCTGATAGCTTAGGCCAATTTTCTTTGAGATGTCCTTTGCGTACAGGCTGTTTACCATGTTCTTGATGGGGACTGCAAGACTGTCCACATCCGACTGCCGGATATTGTCAAAATCATCATTGATAGCAATAAACCGGATATGCAGCATCGGAAAAATCGTTTCCAGATAGTTGCCCGTTTCAATGTAGTCACGACCAAAGCGGGACAAATCCTTAACCACAATACACTGGATTTTCCCTGTCCGCACATCCTGCATCATACGCTCAAACTCCGGGCGGTCAAAGTTTGTTCCAGTAAAGCCATTGTCCACATAGGTATCCGTCAGTGTCAGCTCTGGATGTTCCTTTATATAATTATGGATTTGCAGAATCTGCGTATTCAGGGTATCTTCTGTTTCATGCCCGCTGTTCTCCGAGGATAATCGTGCATACGCTGCTGTACGCAGAAGATTGACTTCTTCGGAAATACGAATCTCCGGTGCAGCACTCTGCGGCATTATGTTTTTTCTGCTCTTTCTAGCCATTTTAATTTTCCTTTCCGGTTCTCAGCCATTCCTCCGGGAAGAATCTTGTCCATTCTTCTTCCTTCAAAACAACCTCTACTCGCTTAAAATCCTCAATCCAAACCCGCTCCACATATTTTTTGATGTGCGTCCGTTCCAGTATTTCAGGAGTCGTAAGGTCTTGAAATTTTGTCAGCCATGGATTTACATAACTGAACGCCTTCTCTATTACGGAAACTTTCATCATAATGTTCTTGAACTCTGCTTCCAGTTCTTCTATTTCTGCCTGATACCGAGATTCATAATCCTCCAACTGCTCTTGTTCCATTTCACATCTTTCATATTTCCGGTAGACAGCAGTTCTCTCAACATCTTTTTCAGACAGCGCATCTATAAGTGTTCTTGCCTGTTCCCTATAAGGCTGAAGCACAATATTCTGGCATCGCTTAACTTCATCTTTGTCCGATTCCAGTAATCTGCCAATATATCTTGCCTGCTCCTGCGCTGTTTTCAATGAAGATCGAATCGCATCAAAAATTTCAGTGCTTTCAATATAGGGTGCTTTCCCACTAAAGCACTTATATTTTCTGTCAAAAGAATATATCTGCCTTGTTTCGTCCTCAGTCGTTCTGCACAACAAGCGTTCTCCACTTGCCCGGTCATATATTTTCTTGATAAGGATATTGGGCGTTGATCTCCGTTTAGGAGCAGGAAGTTTTACCGAAGCATTAATTTTTTCCTGTACCTTTTGAAAATCTTCTTCCGATACGATTGGAGGAACGTCCATTTTCTTTTCAGCGCCGGACAGTTTCAAAGTAAGCTTTCCGATATAGAGTGGATTCACCAGAATAGAGCGAATTGTCGTGACAGGCCATTTTGTTTTCCTCGTCACCTTTTTATTTCGAGTCATCTGAATTTGCGGCGATGGGACATTTTGTGCGTCCAATGCCGCTCCGATTTCTTGAAGCGTCATTCCTTCCAGATACATCTGAAAAATCAGTTTCACAATGTATGCGCTTTCCGAATCAAGCACAAAGCTCCTACGATCTTCTGATATGTCATATCCATACTTTGCCTGCCGATGTGTCAGCACTCCTTTTTCAAAGCTGTCCTGTCTGTTCGCTATAAATTCAAATCGTATTTTCTCAATGGCCTTTTCCTTAAAATACTGTTCCACTTCGTCCGCTGTTCGGTCTGTACTGCAAAAATCATCCTCAACAACAGCAAACTGAATACCAACCGGATAAAAAGTTTTCTGTAATACCTCAATGGCAAATGGCAATGTCTTGCCAAAACGGAAGATGGAATCAACGGCAACCGCATCGAATTTTTGTGTCATGCCGTCTTGCACCATTCGATCAAAACCATCGGCTGCTTCTGCCGATCTCTTGCGGTCACTGTACTTTTCTGATATTCTGTACCCTTTATTTTTCAAGTATTGTTCAATATTTGCATTCTGTTCTGCAATCGTATTGGCAGGATTTTCTTCTCCGATCCTGCTGGAGATTGAACGTGTGTAACTTACCCACCTCATTCTTCTGCCACCTCTTTCCCGTTATGCGCCTGATATTCCATGAACTTTTCTGTAATGCTGTGTAGTTCGTCCTCAAAGCAGAAGTGAATTTCAATTTCTTCCTTACTATGAATGTCGATGTGGTCGATTAGTTCTACCACCACCCGCCGTTCCAGCGTTTTAATGTGCTGGTACTGTTTCAGTTCTTCCAACCAGCCGGGAAGCATCGTGTCATGCTTGACCGCCTCCTGCTTTTTATCCTGAATCGCCTGAATTTTGTCTTGCGCCTCTTTTATCTTCTGCGCAAACCGGGCATTCATCTCACTGTACTCTTCCTTGCTGACAACATCATCGCAGAAATCCTGATACAGCCGAACTTTCAAATTACGGTATCGTTCCAATTCCGCTTCCAGTGCATTGATTTGTCCATCCAAAATTTTCACGCCAATCTGTTCACTGCTTGCCAAGTCTGCGTGAGATAACACCTGCTCTGCTTCAACAAGAAGTGCAATCTGATGCCGGATTGCTGCCAAAACACTTTCTTCCAGCTTCTCGCCGTTTATCATGTGGGGAGTGCAATCTCCGCCATTCTTATAGGTAGAACAGTGATAGTATTGATATTTCTTTTCTTTCTTCGTCACCGTGCGCCGGATCATGTTCTGTCCGCAGTCAGCGCAGCGCAGAAAGCCCGATAATGGATAAACTGTTTTCTGACTGGGTGAAGTGCGTGTATCCAATTCCATCAACTGCTGCACTTGTTGGAACTCACCTCTACTGATAATCGCGTCATGTGTTCCCTCGACACGAATCCAGTTTTCAGTCCCAACATCCTGGCTCTTTTTGATTTTGTAGTTGATTTTCCGACGTTTGCCTTGAATCAAGGTTCCAGTATAGGATTCATTCTTCAGAATCCGATTGACCGATACCACCGTCCATTTCTGGTTCAGTCCCGCTCGAAATCCGCAAGTATAATTGAATCCGCTGGCCCGCTTATACTCATTTGGCGGCAGAACTCCCAATTCATTCAGATGGTTTGCAATGTGCTGTGCGCTCATCCCGTTGAGCTTCAGCTTGAAGATTTCCTGCACGATGCCCGCCGCGTATTCATCTATAATCAGATGGTTCTTGTCTTTCGGGTCTTTCTGATACCCGTATCCTGCAAAGCTGCCGATGAATTGTCCTTCTTTCCGTTTTACATCCAAGTGGCTTCGGACACGCATGGAAATGTCACGGCAATAGGTATCGTTGATAAGATTGTTGAACGGAATCAGGATACGTCCCTTATCATCGTTTTCTTCCGCACTGTCATAATGATCGTTGATGGCGATGAAGCGGATTCCCATAAATGGAAAGATTCTTTCCAGATAACGTCCTGTTTCAATGTAGTTTCTGCCGAATCGTGATAAGTCCTTGACGACAATACAGTTGATTTTCCGATTCTCTATGTCCTGCATCATCCGTTTGAAATCCGGGCGTTCAAAATTCGTACCGCTGTATCCATCGTCTACATACTCATCGACCTTATGCAGTTCCGGGTGCTTTCCCAGATAATCGTTCAGTAAGGCTCTTTGATTTTTGATGCTGTTGCTTTCCTGCTGATCGCCGTCCGAACGTGACAATCGAAGATACACAGCACAGCGATATTGTCCATTTTCCTGAAAAAACATAAAAAGCCGATAACCTCCTTAATCTATTTGTCGTTCTGACAATAAACCAAGAAAACTATCGGCTTTAGTTAGCATATTCTGTTTTGACCCAAAGCCATTATCTCATATTTCGCGGTCTATGTCAATGCTTTAATGTGCCAAAGTGTAAATTTTCTTCTGCTTTCTTCTTTTTTATCTCCTATGCGTCCGTGCGCATTTTTTCAGGGTGTCCTCTAATCGGTTCTCTCCTGCAAAGCTGATCTTCACTACCATGCCCTTGTCAAGATAGCAATAAGGGTTCTTGATCTGCGAAATGAAATCGACCATCCGCTCCCGCTGCGACAAGTCTTTTCTAATTTCCACTTCGTTGATGTCTACCAGTTCCTCACGGTTCACGTTACGGAGATCGGTCTTTGCCATCTGGCGCAGGCTTTCCATGGTGTGATAGGTTCGTGCAGTTGTTTCGGTCATTCACTCATTCCTTTCTGTTTTTTGGGTGGTGTGTCAGCCTCTTTCACTTATAGAATTGGAGAAAGGCCATTTCGCAAGGTATTTCAAAATTTTTTTGATTTTTCTCAAAAACACCTTGCTAAACACGCTCTGCCCGATTCTAAAGATAGAAGAACCCGAAAAATGCGTAAGGCTACGGCTTCCACCGTAAGTAGCGCAAGATTCGCCTGCGTAGACCAAAAACTCCCTTTCGGGATTTTTGTTCTCTGGCAATCTTGATGGGGATTCCGTTCCCCATTCCCACGGCACGCGCAAAATCACAGATTTTGGCTATCTGGCTTCCACTAAAGTGGTCGCAGCCGACCGCCTACGGCTTGTCGGGATAAATCTTTTCTCAAAAAATCAGGAGGATACCACTATGGCAAGACCAAAAAACAAGCAACCCATTCAGAGAACCCACGATATTCATATCCGTTGCAGCGAGATGGAATATGAAATCGTATCCGGCTACGCTGAAAGTGCAGGACTACCCACCAGCACATATATCCGAAAGTGTTTTCTCAAGGAAGCACCATCAAGCACTCATTACATCGTTGCGGACACGTCAGAAATCCATCAGCTAGTTACAATCGCTGCTGGCATCGGAAACAATCTGAATCAGATTACCCGCTATTTGCACAGCGGTGGAAAAATCACAGTCAGTATCGTAGACGAAATTAAAAAGTGCATCACAGAGGTTCGGGAACTTCGTCGAGAAATTGTTCACTTGGGAGGAATCTATGGCAATCCTAAAACACTTCGCAGTAAAAAACGCTGACTATGGTGCTGTTATTGATTACTTGAAATACCAGCATGATGAATTTCACCTCGTTCCCATCCTTGATGAAAACGGCAATTCCATGCTCCGGGATGAGTTTTATTTTGATGGATTGAACTGCAATCCTGAAGCATTCGATCTTGAGTGTGAATTGCTCAACCAGCAATACCATAAAAATCAAAGATACGATGAAATCAAATGCCACCATTACATTATCAGCCACGATCCCATGGATGTTGCCGATCATGGTTTGACCGGGGAGCAAGCACAAGCTATTGGCATGGAATACGCAGAAGCAAATTTTCCGGGGCATCAGGCACTTGTCTGCACTCATACAGACGGCAGCAACAACTCCGGTAATATCCATACCCATATCATTATCAACAGTCTACGAAAAGAAGATATAGCCCCTCAGCCTTATACTGAACGTGCCATCGACCGCAAGGCAGGATATAAGCACCATCTAACAAAAGAGTATCTCCGTCATTTACAAGGTTCTCTTATGGACATCTGCCAACGCGAGGGATTGTATCAGGTCGATCTGCTCTCTCCTGCCGCAGAAAAAATCACACAGCAGGAATATCATGCCCAGCGCAGAGGACAGCTAAATCTTGATATGGCCAACATGGAGATTATGGCAGAAGGAATCGCACCCATGAAAACAAAATTTGAAACCAACAAAGAAAAAATCCGCAATGCCATCAACGACATTGCGGAACGTGCGAAATCTTTTGAAGAATTTCAGCGTCTACTCAAAGCAGAATACGGAATACAAGTCAAAGACCATCGGGGGCGATTCAGCTATCTTACATCGGATCGGCAGAAGTACATATCTGCCCGGAAACTGGGAAGCCACTATGACCGAGAATACCTTTTGCAGCTCTTTGAAGAAAATGCACTCGCCGCTGAACAGAATCAGGCACAATGGGCACAGGACGATCCTATCACCATTCTGTTCATCAAATCCGACCTGCGTCTTGTGGTTGATTTACAGAATTGCATTAAGGCACAGCAAAGCCGAGCCTATGCCCAGAAAGTAAAAATCAGCAATTTGCAGCAAATGGCTAAAACGGTTGCCTACATTCAGGAGCATGGGTATGATACTCAGAAAAAATTGCAAGACACCACAGATACGATTCAGTCCAAAATGGCAAAAGCCCGCAGCGATGCCAAGCTCACTGAAGCCAATCTGAAAAAAGTGAACGAACAGCTTCATTATCTGGGACAGTATCTTTCTACAAAATCGGTCTACGCTGATTTTTTGAAATCCACCAATAAAAAGGATTTCCGGCAAAACCATGCAGATGAGATTGCCAAATATGAAGAAGCGTTGCAATTTCTAAAGCAAAATTCACCAGACGGGAAACTTCCGACCATGAAAGATTTGCGTTCTGAAAAAGAACTTCTGGTACAGCAGAAAAGCGCACAATATGAAACCTACCAGTATTTCAGAGACTACCATCGTGAGTTACAAACGGTCTGCGAAAATGTAAATCACATCCTTGATGCCTCACAAACCAAACAGCAAGAGCAGAAAAAATCACATCAGTCGGAACACTCCATATAAAGAAATTTCCGCCTTGGTTTTCCAGACCAAGGCGGAATTCTTATTTACCGTACCCTCGCTTTGCCATTAGCTCACGAATCTTTTCAATATCTGTCAGTGGTTGTTTTATTGGCGAAGTCGCTTGCCATGCGGGATCATGACTAGATGCCTCAAGTGCATCTATAAATTTCTCTACTTTTTCTGGATCGTTAATCACAATATTTGTAAAGATACTTGATGTAGGCATTTTATCTCCCTATTCGTTTACTCTTTGAACCAATCACTTTCTGCAATCTGCTTCAGCGCACCAATCACGGTATCATACGATACTTTCTCTTCCAAGAGCTGCGTAGTCAGTGCATCATAATCTGGTTTGTATGCTTTTTCTTCTATGATTTTCTCAATCAACTTTGGTATATCCACCTCTGCCGCCGCCGATGGACAAATGCTGGAATGCGAACGGACTTCTCGAACTTCATGTACTAATTCTTTGAAGTCCTCATTCTGAGGCACAAGTGGAAGAAGCTTATAAATGTCATATAAGTGTCTGGAATGCTTCGTCACTTTTCCTTCCAGATAATAGTCACACACAGCAAAAACCTTGTCTGCAAGGGTGCGGTCAATGCCCTGCACCTTCATTTCAAACGGAGTCAGCATAAAATCCGAAATTGCATCAGGAGCTTCTTTCTCCATCATCTCTCCGATATAACTGTGTACGGGGAGCAAAACCGTTGGGAACGATGCTGCCGTATAAGATGTTTCCAGCAGCACTGCTGATTTCAGCGCAGCACTCTCCATTGGAATCACCGAATCATAAGCAATCACATAGCGGTTATAGTCACGACGGCTGCGGGTATCTTCCAGATTTTCAATTACCATACCCAGTTCATCTGCCGAATCCACGATTGCCTGTTTTACCTTTTTCTTCTGTCCCTGCGAAAGCGTTGTGTCGATAGTTATATCAATATCTTCCGAAAATCGCTTAATGACCTTGTGGCACTTGCTGAGCGATGTGCCGCCCTTGAAAACGATATACGGAATCTTCTCCGACAAAAGTTTTAGGAGCATCGTCACATAGTAGTCTTTCTCGATGGCCTGAACCATAATTCCGGTCTGGTCATACGCGAGATAAATTGCATCCTTAAATTGTTCCCTATCATTGTGTAAGTAAGCCATTGTAAATCACCCTCGTTTCCACCAGATTTTTATATAGCTTATCAGGATAATAAGCAAAGTACGGTTCCATCTCCGAAATACTCAAGTTTGCATCATCCATATAACGGTACAGTCGATCCTGCAATGGCTTTCCCGTTACTTCCGAATATACATCTACATCTTTCAGCATATCCAAAAATTGAAGTGCTTTATAATTTTTCTCTGTTACAGGCACTTTCGGCTTTCGCACGATCACGCGGGATTTCGCCAGAGAGGTTTCTCGATAATCATTTGTTGCCTTGTTCGACACAACCTCATACATCATAGGGACCTGCGTAGTAAGCCCCATCTGGTTAAAGAACATCAGGCCGCTCACATAGCCACAGCGTTCATCTTTATCTCGCAGATACTTACATTCCAGAACTTTTTCCGGTGCAAGCTGTGAGCCGGACTTAAAGATTGTCTTTTTGGGTAAAAAGTAAATTCCATTATCAAAGCGTTTTACTTTACCTATATCTGTCAACTTCTTGATTTGCTGCCGGACATTCGTGCGGGTCATTCCATCAACTTGAAGGTCTGCAAGGAAAATCGGCTCATTTTCTTTATAGTTATCTAATAGGTATTCATATAAAGTTTCCATACTTTCCTCCTGTCACAACATCGTGTTTCAAGTTTTCTGTTCTGTTATCATTATACCCACTTTTCTCTGAAATATCAAGCCCGCTATTGTAGGCAATTGAAAAAAGGCAGCTTCCTTTTTAGGGAAGCCACCTTTCTCTCATTACGGATTATCAGTTCTTGCGTGTTCGTTCCTGCTGCTGAACCTGCGCATTGTCCTTTCGCGCTCTTTCTGCCTGTTTGATATGCAGGCGATCCAGAACAGACACCCTACCGCCGATCACTCTGGGCTTCTTAGGCACATTGTTCACGCAGCCGTCTATCATGTTGTAGTTCTGCTCTGTGCCAGACTCCCTTGCTCTTTCTGCCGTGCCATTTTCCAAAAACTTTTCATGGTGAAGCAGCTCCCGGACTTTTCGGACAGTCGCATTGTCAAATCCACTGGCAGTCGATGTTATGAATTTTCCATCCGACTGTACTACAATGCTAGGCAGCAAGTCCGGTTTCTGGTCATTCACCATCAGAACAAAGCGTTGCTCGTCTATGGTTTTCTCATCCGTTACCGTCCACGTTCCTTTCTGCCCCTCAACCTGATAGCCTTCCTCGTTCAGAAGCAGGTACTCGCCATTTGGCAACTTCGTGAAAAAACCATTGAACTTGATAAGTTCCTTTGGATTCACATAATAGGACTGCGTTTTGCCGCCAATGGATGTTACGATCACATCACTGACACCGAATTTTCGGACTCTGAATCTATCAGGATTCAGCTTTTCCATGCGTTCCCGAATCTGCACCGGTGTAACGCCTTGAATCAGAGATGCTTTATAGCCCAGAACATAGTTCTCGCTTGTCACCATCCGCAGTCTTGTAAGATTTCAACAATCTTTTCAGCCTCAAACACAAGTGAATATGTCACAGCCTTATCACCATTTTCAGAGATAAAGGTTGTTGTCATTTCATCTCCTCTCAAATTTTCTGACCAGTCTACTGATGGTAATGTAAACGCAAGCACTCCACCTGGAGCCAATATCCTATGCAGTTCGCATAAAGTTTCTGTATGGAAGTATGGATCTGCAAGAGAGCATACTTCCACTTGATACTTATTTGACGCAATCATTGTTCGTGCTGCGCTTGATATAATCTTTTCATTTGCATCTAAAAATCGCGCCATTTCTTCAGTTAATTCTAGTACATCATATGTTACGATCGGCCACGAGCACGTCTTCCTCATCCATCCTCTTCCTGGCCCAACTTCGAGTACTTTGCATCCTTGATAGACGAACTTATTTATAGAATCCTGAAAAAAGTCTGCAGATAAAGTGTGAAAATTATGAGTGGTAACGCGCTTTTTTTCGGTGAATTCTTCCGCAATCATCGCATATCCTTTACGGTTCAACCTATCCATGTCACAAATTGGTGGAAAGTATGCTCTGTATTTAATATAGGAGTATACTCTTGCGCCAAATTCTTTTGCGTTTTCCTCTACCGTCAATCGTTTGTCATTGGCAAAAACAACATCAAACTTATCTTCATTCAGATTTTCATAATACTCTGTATCAGCTTTTTCTCGACCTATTCTTTTCTCCTCTCCATTCACCCCAATTTCTTTTATTAGTACTGATACAGCGTTTGGATAGCATAATTTTATTTTTGCTTGATTTGACGGATGAATTTCCTTAATTGGAACTTTTCCCTCAGTGTTTATCACGTCAATGGATTTCTTTGCTATCGCGTAATAGTTTCCATATACGCAATCAAAATTCAAGAAGCGGCCCTCATCTCGCATCAATATCATTTTTTCTTCACTTATGAAGTTGTATTCCTCGCACCCTTCGCCATTTCTTTTCAATCTGCTTGTGTACGAGAGAGGTCTTGCATATCTTTCACCTTGGTTCTTAACTAAAAAATCAATAATAGACGTTTTCCCTACACCGCTTCTCCCGCCTACCATAACAATAATGTTTTCTCTCATTTTTATTTTCCCCCCTGTCCTAATGTAACTGAAATAAAATATCCTTGTTTGTTTTCTTCATGCACAAGCCGCAGTCAGCGCAGCTTTCCACTCTTCCATACTGCTCCGGGCAAATTATGCTATCTGTATGCTTCACCGCATACTCAAACAAATTTTCTTTTGTATCAAAGACCAAGCTTTTAGGAATCGCAGGAACCGATGTTGCCATCGTTGTGTCATATGACGCAAACAGCTGCATATTATTAAGATTCATAAGCTCGTTCACATTATCTTTTAAGCAAGGGACATTCCATGTCCTTGTATACCCCCAAAAAGAGACTTTTGGAAATTCTAAAATTATTTCTTTCCAAAAATCAATGTACTCTTCTGAAAAAAAGTCTCCGCTAGAATGCAATCGAACCGCACATCGTCCAGTGGTTTCGTTTATTTGGTTTTCAATTTTGTCCTTCAGTTCGGGTAACCGAAAATGAAAATCCCACAGATTTTCACACCATCGGTCAATTGTATAAACATCTTTTCTGGCATCTGCATTATAACAATGCGTGGAGCACCAATCAGATACTCCGGGGCAAGTGATTCTCGGAGGGATATTCCATACTAATATTTTGTCATAAATTCTTCCAGATTTACCTGTCTTTTTATTTCCAGTTTCCAAACCCGAAAGGCGGTTATCTTGAGGCTTTTGAGGACACAATTCCGAATATGTACTAAAAATTTCTTTTCGCTGTTGTTCTTTTTTGCAATCCGGTTTTTTTCGTTTATCATACAATTTTTTGTCCATCCCCTGCACCTCCCATCACCCATCTCCGTTTACAAGTTCACAGATTTATTCGTTACACACGCTTTAGACAGCTCTTTTGTCATATGTGCAATCTATTAAAAAAACTCTGCCGTCTTAATCACCGTACAATTACGTCAAATCAAGGTAGCAGAGTTTCTTGTTTTTACAAATTTAAGTTTAATTAAAGTCTCTTATTCTAGAGTCACCCATTTCTCATATATATAGTTTACCACAGTATTAGCGTCATGTCCTTTCGATATACCGAACTACACATTTCTAAATAAATACATAATCTACATTTTTTCTTCATACTGTGACAGCATCTTTATGTAGGTTGTCAACATTTCTTTCTTCTTAGTTGACAAGCTTCGATAAGAAGATATTATCCATTTTTCATCTTCTGTCATTGATACATCCTTATCAGCCAAATCTGTGATTGAAATTGAAAGCGCATCACAGATCAGTAATAGCGTGTATACATATGGTTTTGTTTTTCCGTTAAGTAAATTGCTTAAGCTGGAAGTTGACAAATTTGTATTTTTTGCCAACGCATATATCGACATTTTTTCTCTTTCGCAATGCTCTCTCAGCTTTTCTAACATTTTTTGATATGTTTCATCTACCTCCATCGCGTACAGCCTCCTCCATGTATCAAATCAAATAAAATGAGCCATTGGGGTCGGTTTGGTATCGAGTGCGCCCAACCTGTTTCCTACGGTTTGCCCAACTTTCAGTCGTTCAGAATCATAGTTGATGTTCTGGAAAGAGCAATCCATCGGTACATTATGAGCGTTACAAATAACCTCAATTATATCTCTGGCATATCCGGTAATCCAAATAACTTACGCATCATCGGATATCTGCTAAATATGATTGTAAACACTAATGGAATTCCAATACCAATCAATAGAGATACACCTCTTCCGTATCCCAAACTGTCTTTTCAATGGTTCAGCGGGATATGCAGGAACATTTACGAATGATGGGAAAGAAACCTACGAGATCGGATAACAGCTTCTCCATGTGCCGCAATACGTGTGATTAAAAATTTTTAGATTCTCTTGAGTACACGTTTTCAAAAATTTTCTCTGATTTCTTTACGCACACGCCAATCCGAAGAAATACTGGGTAGATATAACTTGCGCCAAAAGTTCCCAGCTCTTTGGGTCCACTGACAAAGCCCTTCTCATGCTGGAGCTGTCGAGCCCGATGAAACGCTTTCATCACAGTTGCTCTGGTCACACTCTTCTTTTTTCGGTTGAAGAAGATTTCTCCGCCTTGCACAGTATATTTCAAGGATAAGCCTTTCTCCGTTATAAACGAATAATCGACATACGCCACAATTGCATCCCACAAGTATTCTTCTGCATCTGGCGAATCTATCTCTCGCCTGAGTCGCTCACACACAGAAATTCTCTTTCTGTAAACACGTGAGTATTCGGCATCCAAAGTTACTTCCGGCAAATTGTAGTTACCCTTTATATAGGGCAAATACCCATGGACAGATGATTTTTTCAACCCAGTTTCATTCATGATTTGTTGGATTGAGCATCCATCCTCATACAGACTCTGCACCTTACGGCTGAGTCTCGTGCTGTAAACCCCTGCGGTAATCAACATCTTCCGCACCCTTAACGATGTTGTATTCACACCTCTCGGACGCTTGGAGCATCTTCAGATGGTTCGATTCTATCATCGTAGGGTTCAACGAAAAGTTCCACCGCCCTGGCTTGAAAGGCTTCAATTTCCTTTTCTCGGTCATAGTCGGGCTTTTTTCTTCGGTCGGCCGCGCTTCGCTTTTTCGGTGCCTTCTAATGCACACGGAGCATCCTCGGACATCGGGCGCTTCGGGCCGAAGTCGTTCATTGGGTTTTAGCTTTTTAAACCGTCCTTTCTGAAGCTGGTTGTTCGCTTCACTCTTCATTTTAAGGTTGCAATCATGCTTTAGCCGGAGATGTTCAGATGAACTCCGTTGCCTGCCGTCCGCCACGTAGAGGCAGCATTTTCGGACGGCGTAGCCATGCAAGGCATGGCATTTTTTGATGTTCTTACATTGACGGGTATCACAAGTCTGCAA